TCAAAAATTGAAACACCCAATAAATGTCCAAATTAAGTCAAATTAGCCTAATTGAAATAAACTGAACAAAACAGAGCAAGTGCCAATCTACTCTGTAAATCTATTGAGCCATTCAAAATGCAACTGTTTCCAGGGCTTTATTTGAAACCCGTCTTTGACAAAGGTTTCAAACAATTTATCATAGTCTTTTTCGCCACAAAAGTGAGCGAGACGAGCCACACTGTCAAGTTTTTCTTGGAGAGTTCCTGGTTTGTACCATGAAAGCATAGCCTGAAGATTTTCCAAATCCATGATAGGAGCCCACACGCCAGCAACCTTGCGGAAGCTGCGTTTCAAGAACTGAATGTTCTGCATGCATTTTGGAATGAATTTCTCTCCTTTGTCAGCTGGAGTGATCTTGTAGCCAATATGTGCCATGAAATCTTTCACTCTGTCCAGGTCAAGTAGGCAGTCTGAAGCGGCAACAATGTCATCACCGTAAGCCAACATCTGCACATCATCCCACTCAAAGTTGCTATAGGTGTGATACAAAGCAGCCTTGAAAATGATATTGTTGATGATTGTGTTTATGACTGAAGTTCCTGAGGTTCCTGAAGGAAGTCCGCCGCGAATGGTCATTCTTTGTTGCTCATAGCAGTGGGTCGAGGTAACCAGAGAATCAATCATGAGAGAGCATCTGTGATCAAAACCATTGTCTTTGGTGAAAACAAACTGTTTAAGAAGTTCAAAGATGGACTCTGAATGAGAAGCATCAAAGTTTGAGTAATCAAAGTCATACTGGTACTTCTTAGAAGAAAGAGCAAAGCCAAAGTTGGCCCAAGCAACGTCGGGATCGCATCCAACAGCAGAACCAAGATTAAAACCATAATTATTGTGAAAATGAGCCATGAATCTGCCTAGAACAATTCTGAATGCCAAAACATGGTCAAGGGGGGTCACATCAATAATTCTGGTTTTACCAGCTTTTACTTTTTCAATTGGTCTGATTTCATCTTTTAAAAATGTTTGGTAGAGCATTTCTGGTTGTTTATTTGAAAGCCAAGTGTCAAGTCTGGATTGGAGTTCTGGGTCAAGTATTTTCCCTTCCTGAAAATCAATCATCTGTCTTCTAGTTTTAGTATAGGGTAATCCTGAAGCAGTATTGGGGTCCATCCGGTCAAGTCCTGGAATTCCAAGAATTGCTTCCTCTACAGTGAGAGGGGAGAAGTCAACACCTTTGAATTTTTCTGCGTATATTTGGGCAGACATTTTTAGGGCATTCCAGAAACTAGTGTCCTCATCAATAACCACGTTGGCAACATGTTTTGAGAAAATTACTTTGTCAAAGTCCACATCTGGGTCAAGCCTGGGATCATTCTTAGAAAGCACAGCAGGTCCATATTTTGGAGTAGCAGGATAAACAGCATTTGTTCTTTTGAGCTTAGACTGTCTGGGAACATGCACACGGGGTCCATTTTCTGTGTTTATAATTTGTCCCTGTACCTGAGGTGGATAAAAGTATTTTAGGACAGTTTCTACCATTCTTTTTGTAACTCTGGAAGCCACACACACACCCCCACCGCCAGCACAATGGAGACCAAGAATTCCGGGACAATCACCAATTCTGGTCACAACAGCAGAACCACACATACCAAAGTAAGAGGAAGCCTTATAAAGCATGACAAAAGGTATTGGGCCAATATTGGTGGGTATGTCATCCTCATTTCTGAGAAAACTACCCTCTCTCACCATGTTAAGTTGGTCGTTAGACAAAATCGTTATCCTGGTTCCTGGGTGTAGAGTCGTGTCCAGTGAAACAAAGAGTTTTGAAAGGTTTTTCCATTCTGGGCCTGTGTTGAGCTTGACAGCTGCAACATCCGTAAGTCCATATTCCGTGTCAAGAATTGCCACATCAACATCATCCAAGTCATATGTTTTTCCTGCAACTTGAAATTTTTGTTCAACTGAGTCAATTGCATGTTTGTTCACAAGGAAAACCCTTTTTCCAACAAAGAGACAAGATTGAATGTAGTCTCTACCAGCAACGCGCAAAATGAAAGGCTGCACGTTAGCGAGGACCTTCTTTTCAAGATCCAACAAGGGGCCCTGGGCTTTCAGCTTTAGAGTTTTCAGTTCCTTCTTTGTTGGTCCATTGTATGGTCCTTCAGCTTTTTGTTTTTCTTCAGTCTTCTCCTGGGATTCAGAGTCTGGTTCATCCTGTGCCCGGTCTGAGGTCATCATGTTTTTCAGTACCTTGCCTGCGGCAAAGGCGGCTCCAACAGCAGCCACCACACCGAGCCCTGAGAGAAACTGTTTTATCAAGGAAATGGTCTGAGAATGTTTGTCATGTTGAATTTGCATCTCCTCTGCAACCATCTCAAGAGCCTGTTGCTTTCTTTTCTTGTCTCGAATTCTGTGCCAATCCTCGAGACAGTCAACAATGACGACGCCCTCGTCGTCCTTGGTGTAGCCTACAATTTTGGGCGACTGCACCACCAGTCCTTCAAGCATTCCGCTTGTAGTCCTTTTGCTCTTGATTTTCTTTACAATTAAATCAACTAATTCCTTGATGTTCATTGTTTTGCCTGTTCTGAGGTTCTGTAGAGCAAGTCCAGTAGTGTGTAATATCTGGCAATCACACGAGTAAGGGAACTCTCCCTCACCGTCTGGTTTCAAAGCCATGGCAAGGTCAAGCTTTCCATTTTTTGTTACAGCAGTACCTGGGGTCACACCAATATCAAATGTTATTCTGCGGTCAACAGCTCCGCGATCAGAAACAGTCAAAGGTCTAAACTCTGGTAAATTTGTTGTTGCAACAATAAACTGGGATTTAAACAAAATGCCTTTGTCCTTTAAGTCAGCCATTGAAGGTCTGTATTGTGCAACTGAAATCATTTGACAGAAAGTTCTAAAGTCTTCTCCATCTGGGTTTTGTCCTAAATCATCCATGATCATTGCAAACTGGCCGTGATATCCGTCCATGTGTTCAGTGTCAGGGGAGAGAGAATAAACAGATTGAGTTCCTGTCAAAATTTTGGAGACAGCAGCTGTGATGATAGTAGCTGCTGCTGATTTTCCAGCTCCTGGTTTGCCACGTAGTACCAAGACAACTGGTTCCATTCTTGCTGTATCTGTGTCAACCGAGGTAAAAGATCTGAAATAACCTGCAATGTTCACTTTTCCAAGTTTTGTGGCAGAATCCACAAGTTTTTCCATGAAGTCAAAGGAGTTCTCTGGTCTAATAAAGCTTTTTCCAACATTGTAGTCATTTATTGCCTTGCAGTGCTTGGGACTTTCTATCAACAGTCTTTCGAATTGGACAGCTTCGTTTGCTTCTTCCAGTTCAAGCCATTGTTTGATCCATGAAATCAGTCCACGGATGGAATCAACCATCCACTGTGCGCCCCTAGCAGCATTAAAGAAAGTAACTAAGTCTCTAAGATCTGGTCCTTGGGCAAGAGTGAAGATAGGAGGTGGAACTCGAAAACGAGAACCAAGAAATCTTTTTATTTTTTCATACCAGTCAAGGAAAGAAATGCCGTCCGCAATGAGCACAGCGGAAGCAGCTAAGTAAGCAGAAGGTCCCTGTCCTGCAACAAGGTATGAGAGTGATGTAAGCTTAACAAGCAAGCACAGAATATCTCTTAGAAAATAAGAATCAGTACACATATGTTTAACATTGTTCCATTTATTCATTAGATTATTTAAAGTAGTTAAAAGCCTGGTCACATTATCCAATGTTTCTGGTTTTCTGGCCACATTTAAAAAATCTGACATGGATCCTTGTACCTGAAATTTAGAGTGATTAGGTCCAGGATTTGTTTCAATGTCACCTGAAAGTAGGAGCTTTAATCTAGAGACATTGCTGCTCTCTCTAATGTAAGGTCTTGCTATTATTGTTTCATTAGTCAAACTTCTGGAATTCTTTAAAAACAGTGGTTGTGGAGGTAGGGTCTTGGGGACATACCCTTTGAAGTTTTTGTATCTAACATAAACAAAGAATTTGTAACCTTCATCATTAGCAGCTACAGTCAAAGTGCCAAAGTGGTTTGCAGGGGCCACACCGTATGCACCAACAGTCCTTGAATAGTCAGGATAACCATCAAATCTGGTAGGAATAACACTAAGAGGTGAGGTGTAGGGTATGTTAAAAGAAACACACTGACCATCCCTAGAGTAAAAGGTGGGATAAGTATTATATATTGTTGACCTCTCTCTATTGTTTACAGTAAGAGACATATTACCAGATTCACCTGTAGTCCTAAAACTTGGAACAACCTCATCTTCTTTTAAGTCCGAGCCTGGTGGATACCAAGTGGCGCGCCAAACACCTGAAACTGCATTTTCTGGTTTTATTGTTACCTCTAAATCACAGTGAAAGTATGTGAAGGGGCAAGATCTTAGAAAGAAGGGATCACCAGTTGTTGCAATAGCATACTGAGTGTAAGGGCTTGAAGTTGAAGAAGGATGATCTATGACAATGTAAGCTGACATAGGAGTTGTCGAAATTGCTGGGTTTGGTGATAAAGTGAAATAATTACCTGGTTTGTTTGGTTCTTTAAACAATTCAGCAATTCTCTTGACTTTGTTGTTTGAGTCAAAAACAGAAATCACACTTCTTTTGTTGTTTCTAACAGCATCTATAAAACCTACAAATCTATATCTATCAAAGAAGAATTCACAATTTGAATGATTTGTTGTGTACCCAACAGCGGCACCACAGAACTGGGTTGCATCAGTTGTTTCAGTGAGTCCCTTTTCTGCGTTGTCATGGATATCTCCTTGGACGAAGGGAGGGTTTATAGGCAATCTGTATGAAAAATCAGAACCTGCAGAAGCCATTAACAAAATGGCTTGTTGTGGAGGAGTCTGTGGAGGATAAGTTATAGGATTGAGGATCCAAATAGTAAGCCACCCGTCAGCATTCAAGGCAGAAGCAACAGCCCTAGAGTTAATTCTAAAGTCTACACTGGAGATGTAAGGAATGGTGAAATTAAGAGTGGATTGGAGACCCAAGTCCCATATGGTGTAGGTACCCATCATTGCTTGTTTTATGTTTTGTGGTTTACCTGCACCTGGTGGTGTGTAAGAGAAGAGCAACTTTCCCCTAGTCATTGCTGTCACAGCTGCCCAGGCGGTAATCTGTATACTGCCTCTGTAGTTACAGAAAAACTTTCCAAACATTGACACAAAGGTGCGCTGGAGCGCATATTCACTGAGTATGACATTCATTTCAAAAACAGCTGTTTGAGTTGAAGAGGCATTTGAAATAAGAAAATAGGGTTTCTGTTTTGTGGTATCTTCATCTGCCAGCAGGAAACAAGGGACTTTTGCTATGCTGAGTAAATCTTCGACTACTGGGGGAAGAAAGTCTCTGGTGGGGTTGGGAGTTAAGCCATAACATGGTTCCATTCTAGCAGGAAGAGTTGTGGAAAACTGTCCAGAATTTTGTGTCATTCTAACAGGTATTGCTGTTTGTACATTAGGAGCAGGGTGTCTTAGTCCGTTAAAGACAGCACCCACTGGAGTTACAGTCATAGACATTGCTACAGTAGGAGAAGCTGATGCATTAGACTGGAGAGGAGCTATAACTACTACAAGAGCAGTCCAAATGTTGTGTATCATTGGATCTGAGGTGGGAGCACAATTTACATAAGGAACTTCAACTGAGGCTATGTTTGTGTCTTTTGGGTTAATCAACTGGTGTGGATATATGAAGAGTTGTTGAGGAATTGTACCAGCAGCATCAATAGAACCCTTTTCAGATATTGTCCCTTGACCTGTTGAAAGACCTAAACCCTGGTAGTGCGAGCTGCTTGTCAGTAATGGTAGCTGAGTTTTTAAATCAATCCAATCCATATTCAAGCTAGCAGGTATACAACACTCTGGAACTAAGAATAAGCCAATAAGACCGGAGTGAAAGGGAGATGTGTTAATTTGCAGACTGACTCTGTAACCACACTTAGTATAAGCGTGGGTTCCCAAAGTCTTGGAAAACATGTTACCTACTGTATCATCTTTCAAATGATCTGAGAGTCTGTAAACAAGTGCCTGCCATGATTCCTTGGATTTGTCCCAGTCAGCCAAATTGATGGTAAACCCTCGCTCAATACAGTGCGTCGCAATTGAGGGGTCATCACCACATGAAGAGGGTCTCTGTGTGTTTGTTCCAATGCCATAACCATGTAGAACACCTTCAGAAGCCTGAGAATTGACAATTGTATTTCCTGCTTTGAGTGTTATTACTCTGTCTTCCATGTTTGTGTCATTTTCAACTTTTGGTTTTGCTAGTAGTGCAGCGGAAGTGAAAGCAGAAGCAAAACTTCCGAGAATGCCAGATACAGTACCATTTTCAGCAGGAGTATCGCCCCCGACTGAGGAGGCAGAAGCGTCAATAGAAGCATAATATGAGTTAGCATAAAAATTATTGACAATAGTACCCTGATTGCCATTGCTGGACACACTCTCCTTGCTATTATTTGCACCCATATTGACATCTTTTAAAATAGAGAAAACCTAGTCCCCTAGGTTGTTTGCCAGGCCTTGGGCAATTTTTAAATCCATGCTCTGGTGTAAAGCACCAGAGATGAATCTCCTGATCAGATCCTGTGCTGAGCGAGCAAAAGCCCCCTCCTCAAAAGGAGGGGGCTGGAATACCACATGCGTCTGTGGGACACGTCCCACAAGTCCGGGTAGTTGGTGGTGCTCATCCTCAGATACACAGGGTACCTTCAGGACATCTTTGGGGCCTGATGTGAGAGAAGCTTAAGAAAGTCTAAACAAAAGTTTGTTTACACAAAGCTTTGAAGGGAGGGGTCGGGGCAACCCCACTGTGTGGGTCCTTTCGGACAGGGCTTTTGGCCTGTGAGGCTCGTGTCGCCACGAGGGGAAATCCGCACACACACACAGCATCGCTACAATCCCTGGCAAAGCCACATGAAACGCCCTAGTGTCTCTCCATTCTTCACTTCAAACACCAGTGACTTGGCAGCCTTAAGATCCACAAAGAGCGTGGAGGCCGCCTGTCCAAGAAGGAGCGGGAGTATCACTCCGCCCGCGTAGATAGAACCTACGCGGCTAGAAAAGAGAAATGAAAGAAAATATACCTACTGTCCTGCAAGCGCCAAACAGCCGGTGTGGGGTTCAAAAACCGTGTAAAGCACGGTGACATCTTTGCAGTACTCCACCCACTGCCATAATGGTTAGACGTCGCACCACACGTTTCAAGGACTGCCA